AACTCCACCGCCACCACCACCAGCGACTACCATGTAATCTTGAGTTGCGAAATTATAAACCCAGTTTGAATTTTTTACGAAATTGTATACGGTGTTCATTTGCCAAACACCGGGTGCAGATCCACATGCTGCACATCCATTAGTGACAGTATTAACAGGTCCAATTATTCCGCCATTTCCAGCCATAATCTAAACCTCCTAAACGTCTGTCAGTAATTCAAATGTGATTATAAGATCTAAATCTCCAGATGCACTAGCTTGTGCTTGTAGGGTATCTGTTTCTCTTACATAAATAGGAGTATCAGAAATTACTAAAGAAGCATCCGCTGGCACTGAAATTGTTTTTGCTAAATAAGTTGTTGCATCTGCGCCAGTAACTGTAGTGTTTGCGAAAGAAGTAGTAGTAATCAGGGCTACATCTACATCAGCTGCACTTGTGCCGTCTACATTTGCCACCACGATTCTATTAATTTTTAATAGATAATTTGAAGCAGGTGATATTAAATTAACCAGTCCACCTGTAGGTAGATTCCACCCTAACGATCCAGCTGTGATTCCTGTTACACTTACTATATTTGGATTTGCCATAATTTAATTCCTTTTGTTTTTTATCCGAAAATCATTGCCATTGCAATAGCTTTTCCTGTTGATATTCCGGCTGCCGCTGGGGTTACAAAACTCAGCGCTCCTGAGCCATCTGTTGATAATACTTGATCTGCTGATCCATCTGCTGCAGGTAATGTATATTGTGGTTGAGCCGCTATATTTCCAGCACTTCCTCGAGCACTTATAAAACCCCCAGAACGAATATCTGTTCCATCATGATAACATAATGTGTTACTATATGGAGGAATAATTATTCCTGTTGCACCTGTAACTTTAAAAGTTATAGTGTCCGAACCTGTTCTTGTAGTTCCATCAATAATTAAGAATGGTTTTAAAATATCTGCTGTTCCACCAGGAGAAGAGCCTGATCCTGCTTCATCAGCAATATCTAAAACTCTGCCAGAGCCACCTGTTGTACCAAATAATTTTATAATAAAAGCTCTACCATCAGGTGCAGTAGTAGTGTTATCAGGTATAAGTAATGTTTTGTTAGCGTTCATTTCGACTTCAATGTAGCCAAACATATCTCTAACATAATTTAAATTTAGATTAGTATTGGTTCCCCATGTACCGGCGTTTTCGCCAGTGGTCATTAAGTTGAAACCCAATGAATTATAATTTGATGCCATAAATCTCCTATGCTACGTGATCTACATCTGTATAAGATGTATAACCTGTTATGTCAACATCACTATATGATGTATTGCCAGTAATATCAATATCTTTGTAAGCTACAATACTTAAGCCACCAACTGAAGCTGTCGCAGACAGCCCTGTCAAAGATACCGTTGTGAGAGTAGATATGGTTACGCTTCCTACTGAAGACGCAACCGAATCTCCACTAACCGGGACTCCGATTTCTGTAACTACCGATCCAAGAGAAGAAGTTGCTGAAAGTCCAGTTGGTTGAACCACTGGATTTGAAGTAATAGTAGGAGATCCCACTTCAGACTGTATAGAAATTCCAGTTAGAGTAGTTGTATTACTTGAATCTATAGTTGGTGTTCCATCAGAAGCGGTTAGTGAAAGCCCTGTGAGAGGCACACCAATTTCTATATTCAACGACCCATCAGAAAGAGCAGCAGAAATTCCAGTTAGTGCAAAAGAAACATCTGATCTTCCAACCGGAGTACCATCAGAAGCGGTTAAGGAAATACCTGTTAAACTAGCCACTGTAAGTTGAGTAGTAGTAGGTGTTCCTAAAGTTGAAGTGGCTGATATTCCTGTAATAGGAACCGTTATTGCGGACTCGCCCCAATTTTCAAATCCCCACGTATCTCTTCCCCATCCTTGTTCATTGAAAGCTGTAACACTTCCAAGTGATGAAGTTGCTGAAAGACCTGTTACAGAGACATCAACTTGAGTTTGTTCGCCCCATTGATTCTGACCCCAGGTTGTTAAGGCTTGATTCCAAGTATTAGCCATAAGGAAGAACTCCTTATGCTAGCTGGATGATAGCTGTTGATGCGGCCGCTGCTGGAAATTCAATAGTGAAAGTTCCACTAGTAACTGTTTTATCTCCACCGAAATTAATACAAAGAATTGCTCTTTCATTAGTGAAGCCCGTAACATTTGTAGAATTATAAAGTAATAATCCTCGAGCCGTAAAACTAGCCGAGGTCCAACTTTCATTATCAAAATCACAAACTGCTGTATCACTATCTAAGGTAGGATCAATATTTGTTAAAGCTTGTCCTCCACTTGCATAATTCGTACCTGTTGTTGAAACTTCGTATGTATCTGTAGGATCTGCAGTTGGATCAGAGGCTGCTGCCCATACCGTTGTTGATTTACTTAATGATGCTGAGTTGCTTGAATAGAGAGCACACATAATAGTATTTCCGGCAGGCGTACTTCCAGACGCATTAAAATTATGTCCGCCTTGTAGAAGTTCTTCTTTGAAACTGTTACAAATTTCCGATGCTATTGCCATAAAAATCTCCTATACTACGGGTTTGGTGATTTGATAGGGATCCGAACAGTACCATCTGTATAATCGTCTCTTCTTCTTCTACCAATTTGTACACCCGCAAATTTTGCTACCTCTTGTTTATATTTATTCTCGTATAATGTCAACATATCCATTGGACCTTTTAAAAATCCATAGGCTTCTACCAGAGAAGCATAAAGTAGCCCTTGTGGGAAGTACCTACTTACATAAGTCCCAGAAGTATTAGTCCCTAATCCTGTTGGCATATGGTTATAATAAATTCTATATTTATAAGCGGCATCAGGAGTCGGGGCTATATAAAGTCCTCCTGACGTTGTATCAGTTACTCCAGTAGCTCCTCCAAACATCGCATAATATTTAGGAAATCCTGTAACATCTTGAGCTGTTAGATCCCCTTCTGGCCCAGTCTTTCGGTCTACAAATTCGGATAAATAAGTTTGGTCTTTTTTAATAAGCCATGTTCCTTTACCTTCAGTATTAGCCGTACTATTAAAAACTTCCACACCTCTTACAAAAACACATCCTGCAGGAGCATTGATTGTATTATCATCAACAACTAGTCCCCCTTCCGCAACATTTCTATATGCATCAATAGGAACATCTAACCAAATTCGTTGTTCAGCGTTTTCTATAAATCTGCTTAGAATAGCACCAGTTAAAACAGTACTACTTACTTCAGTATAACTTCTAACGTCAGCTTCTAATGCTGAGAGTGTATATCCAGCCATTACTTAATGACCTCCGCACAAGCTGCACAGCTTTTTTTAAATCTGTTATGTTTTGAGCAATGTTGCGGTTTAAGTATTACTACCGGCATAGCAGTTGGAGTATTTTTAATCCTAGAATCTCCCATACTACCAAAACATTTCTTCCATAAAAATTTTAAATATTTAATCATTACGATCTATCGTTTACGGGTCCGCCGAAAACGAAAAAGCCTCCTCCTGTTGCTGTACCTGTTGCAGCGTTAACTAATGTACAGGTAAAACTATTACTATAAGTTTCCGTGCTATTAGCATCATTTATAAATGATGTTTCTACAATAGTTATTATATACGATCCATAAATTTTTGCACCTGAAGAATGAGAACCTGCTGTGGTACTTATTGGAGTTTTTCCATAAGAAGGAGCCGCAGTTCCTCTAGTACAGCCAGTTAAATCATTAGTGGATTTACCGGTATATTTAATCGTTTCACTTACAAAAGCTCCTGTCGTACTATCTACTTTTTCAATTACAATGTATCCACTTGTAGGAAATTCGGATGCATCGGTTAAAGTAATTGTTGTAGCTGTAGAAGTAATGTTTCCGTTTAAAGTTGTATTTAATTCTAGTGCAGCAACCGATACTCCACCCACAGGTTCCTTGACCTGATAAAATCTTACTGCATCTCCAGTTTTTCTTTGGTGCCTATCTTCATTAACAGTTAAAGTAGTTGTTCCGGCCGTTGAAAACGGAACAGTATCCAATGGTGATGGTGTTGGCAGAGCTGTTCTTGACGGTCTTGCATGTTGCAAAGCTTGTGGATCAGCACTTGTAGGTTTAGGTTGAAGTTGAGGTTGTTTAGGTTCAAATTCAGAACTATGAACCCACGCTCCAGTCCACTCCCTTACCATTTCGTTATACGGAAACGCAAGTCCAGATCTATCCGAAATCATTAATGCATATTTACCTTGAGAAAATGAAGTCATTAGGTTCCTGGGTAATAAATTTTAGGTGCTATATAAGTACTAGTTGAAGCTCCATCTTCTGATAAAGCTCTAGCTAATTCATCTTCATATAACAGTTTCATTTCTTGTACTTTTTGTGGAGCAACTGGATTTTTCTGTGATAGATAAAATGCCAGTCCTGAAACCATACAAGGTACAAATCTATATGGAACATTTGTCACATTTGTATATGCGTCTCCAACATCTTGAATTCTTTTTACATAATAAAAATTAATATAATTACCATCTTGAGCTGCGCCTGGAGTTAAATAAAAAGTCATAGTAACTTTATCTATGAATCTTTGGACCCAATATTGTGTAGGTAAACCTGTAGCAGTTTTATTAGAAAAAGCTTGGTATTGAGACCTATTAATCTGAGTCATTGGAGTATCAATCGTAGTAGATTTTACTCTATAATTTGCTTCTAATATATCATCCACTCCTCTTATAAACTGTAAAACAGCATCACTTGTACTATGCGTGGCTGCAGTTGTGCCATTAACACCTCTAACAGCTCCAGTTAAGTTTAAAGAAGATATCCCTGAATAAGTCATTTCTTCAGAATCAATAATGATAGTTCCTGAAGTAGGCATTCCTGTAACAGAAGTAAGTGGAATATCTGTAACAGACGCATTAATTCCTGCTGTTAAAGTAGTGCTAATACCATCTGAAGTACCATCAGCAGCAGTACGATAAAAAGTATAAACAGTTTGAGAATCAACTAAGGTAACATTTTGATTTTCAACTTCCCAATAATGAAGTCCTCTATTACCCCATTCTTGAAATAAAATATTTAATGATCTTTTGGCAGTTCTTAATTGATAACCAGAAACGTTTTGTAAACCTATTCTCTCGTAAGCATCTTCGATTATTTCGTCAATCGCAAAAGTCTTGTCGAAAGTGTAAGAGCCTGAAGTAACATTAGCCATCTAACATTACCCGTCATAGAATACTGTTACAGTCGCTACAGCTGATCCAAAATTAACGTATGCTCCTGCATCGAACAATACTCCATTATCAGGAATGTAAGGTTCAATAAGTTCAGCTGCTGCTTGCGTTGGAACCGTTAATAAAGTCGTTCCTGTTACAGATGTATTTTTAAATAAAAGATTTCCCGCACTAGTTCCACTTAAACCTTGCAATCCTCGAATTCTAGTTCTGCCTGCAAACACTGTACCAGTTCCTGTTGCTGTTACACCAGCTGAAACATCTCCTGCTGACGCTGCACTAGTTGTAATTGAAGCCACAGTATTAAAATAGCCACTACTTGTTGCTGTACCAGCATTTGCTCCAGTCACTACTTCAGTTTGTGCATCTCCAACAGCATCGGTTCCTACTACTGTGAAAGTTATTCCACTGTCATCACCAGCCGATAAGATAGTGATGAGTTGGCCAATATTATCGCCAGAGGTATAGCTACCTCCAGAGGTTAATGTTCCGCCGAGAGTTAATGTGGTTGCACTCCCAATAGTAGCTGCTACAGAAATTCCATCTGCATCTAGTGCATCGACAGCTCCAAAAAATTTCGATTTTACATTCGATACGTTTGGCATAATTTTATCTCCTTAATTATGAGCTCCCGAAGGAGCTCACATTATTTTATTTATTTATTAACTCCAAGCAGCTGCGCCTGTATCTGCAGTATTGCTTGTTGATAAGTCATGAGCAAAGTTCCAAATGCCTTTTTCAAAACAAGTAAAATACAGATAACAACCATGA